TCCCCGAGTTTCGACTATGTCAAGGTCGTACTCGGTCCATACCCCTCGTACCAGTGTTCCCTTACTGGCCGAGTCGTGGTGTGGTCCAACTATGAACGAAGTTATCGCGCATGACGCGCTCCCGAAGACGGGAGAGCGGAGGTCTGATTTTTAAATTGCCAAAACGGTGCGTTCCTCAACGCTTAATAGTTCCGTGCTAAGTGGGAAAAATCCCTAAATGCCGAGAGACTGCAAAGCAAGCCAGTATCTGGTAAATCAGATGTACAGTCCAGTCAAAGAGTGCTGGATCTCCGTACTACTCTTAATATCATGCAAGCCAAAAAAGGCAAGAATCCAAAGCCCGCTTCTCAGAAAGCGGCAAAGCGTCAAGAACAAGCGGATCTCTTTGTTGAGAACCGCTTCCGACTTGGGGCCTGTTCCCAGAAGTATGCTGCCTCTCTAGCGGATCCGTTCTACGGTCCGCCGGATGCGTGTCTTCCGGTCACTCCTACTTTGAACTCACGAAAGGTTCGTACCTTCGTCAGATCGTTCGGTACCATTGGAACAAATGGTGCCGGATTCGTTGTGATGCAGCCTCTTGCTGCTAGCGATGGAAGTGCTGCGGGTGTCGGCACGGCAGCTGCGTACAATACTGGACCGACATATGCTGGTACGATTTCGACGGGTCTCCCCATTCTTAATCCTGCAACAGCCGGAATTACGGCTCTGAACCACAATGGTGATTACCTACAGTCTGCCTTCGGGCAGAACTTACAGTGTCGCCTTGTGTCTATGGGCTTCCGTATTCGTTGGTCTGGGACCGAACTCAACAGAGGCGGTCGAGTCGTCGTTTATGAAAACGAAGATCATGTGAACTTTGGCTCGTCGGGCATGAGCCTTATCCAAGTTCTCGGAAATGAGCGCGCGAGAGAGTTTCCTCTCTCAAACGACTGGACTACACTCTGTATGAGTGGCCCGGTTCAGCCAAGCGAGTATGAATTTCTCGCTTCTCCATATTTTCCGTATGGTTCCGCTGGTAACAGCGCCCACTACATGATCGGCCTGATAAATGGTCT